TGACATATGTGCGAGCAATCGCATAGGAAGCCCGGGTTTCCGGGCTTCCTATATGGGGCATTAGCGCAGTTGGGAGCGCGCTACATTCGCATTGTAGAGGTCGTGAGTTCGAATCTCATATGCTCCAGCTTACGGGCCGTATCCGAACCCCGGATGCGGCCTTATTTTTCGGCTTTTTTTCGGTGATATTGTAATAAATAACCGCTTTGTCATTATAGACATCGACCCGGGCGACGAACGTCTCGATGAGACGTTTCCGAAACTCCGGGTCTTTTTTGTCGCCGTTTTTGAAGGACCGGAGCCACCCCTCAATGACATCCCGCGGGATCGTCGGCCGCTCATACTCCGCCTGGCGGATCTTTTGCTCGAGCTCTGCCGCCTCGTCGGTGAGCTCCTGGAGCCTTGAGACAAGAATGTCCGGAGCGTTTCCGAGTTCGATCGCACGGACAAGGTTCGCCTGTTTTTTCTTGTTTCCGTCGAGAGCCGCCCTCAGCGGCACGGCCGGCGACTCTTTAGCGCCCTCGGCCTGAATATCCATGACCTCATCGGTGAGCGCTTTGATCGTTTCGTCGGTGAGCATATCCTCGACGGTCGCGGAGACAACGAGATCCTCCAGAACGTCGCGCGGAATCGGCTTGAGCTCGCACGGATCTCCGCCGCGCTTATGTTTCGGGCAAGCGTAATACCGGTAAACTTTGCCCATCTTGCCTGTTCCGCAATCGGCGACGATCATCGTCCGGCAATACCCGCAAAAACACCGGCACGAGAGCAAATAGGCCTCTTTTGCCTTGCCCGAGGCATTTATGTTTCGGTTTCTCGATGTCTTGTGCATTTTCTGAGCCTCCTCGAAGGTTTGCGGGTCAATGATCGGATCGAATCGGAGCTCGACGCCGCACTCGTCAAAGATCCCGAGGTATCGCCTGTTCCGGAGCATTCTGCCGACGACGCCCGTACTCATTTTGGCGCCCCTTGCGCCGGTTACATGATGATCGTTCAGATAGGCGACGCAAGACTTGAGCCCGTCGCCGGCGGCATACTTGCGGAAAACCTCCCGGACAAGCGGAGCCTTTTCCTCATCAATGATGACATGCCGGTTTTCGTCGCGTTTGTACCCGATCGGGAGGACCTCGCCCGCAAGGATCCCCTTTTTCAGAGTCTCACGGCGTCCCCGGATGACCTTTTGCCTCAGATCCTCGCTATAATACTCGGCGATCCCCTCGAGAACGCTCTCGAGAATAATGCCCTCCGGACCCTCGGGCACAGACTCGGCAGCGTAAAAGAGCTTCACGCCGGCGCGCTTGAGCTTGAGCTTATATAGTGCGATGTCCTCCCGGTTTCGCCCGAATCGGTCGATTTTCCAGACGACAACGCACTCAAACCGTCCCGCCTGGGCGTCCTCAATGAGCCTCTGGAACTCTGGCCGCGTCGCTGCGCTCTTGCCCGAGATATGCCGATCCGCATACACGCCGAGGATCTCGATACCATTCCGCGCCGCGTATGCTTTACAGTCGGCCACCTGGCCCTCAATGCTTTGATCGGTCTGATGAGGACCCTCGCTATACCTTGCATAAATAACCCCGGTCATTTCTAAACACCTCTTATTTCTTTGCAATCTTGTCAAGTTCTCGAATAATAATAAAATTCTGTTCAACAATCGCCCGGAGGAGCGTCAGCTTTGCGACGTCCTGGGCAGATCCGGAGAGCGCGGTGCCGAGCTCGATCATACTCGAGCCGGTGAGTCCGCTGACCGCCTTTTTCACCGCGTCGGCATATTCCGGCGACACGTCCTCCAGACCATACCGGGCCATGAGTTCTTGTTCTTTTCTTGCCTGTTTTTCCTCTTTTGTTTCTTTGTTTCCGAACATTTTCAACACCTCCATGTAAAAAACGGCCAAAACGGCCGGGGTTATCTGAAATCTACATAGATCACATTGCGGCCGAATCGTCGCCGGCTGCCGTCGTCTTTTCCTTTATGTTCAGGACACGGCGGACCGCCTCACGGATCCCGGGGTCGGCGTGACGGTATGCCTCGATTAAAAGTCTCTCCTCGTCATTGACCACGAGCTCGGTCCGAGTCGACCGCCCGGTCAGGAAATCCGTGCTCACGTTGAAAAGGTCCGCGATCGCCTGGAGCGTGTCGCGTTTCGGGTATCTCGTCCCCGCCTCATAATGGGAAATTGTTGCCTTTTGTACTCCAATCTGCCGGGCAAGATCGTCCTGAGTCATCTCGTGCTCGGCCCTGAGTTCTCTTAATATGTCTTTTAATTCTCTCATCGCTCGGGCCTCCTCGCCCGGTTCCTATTATACGCTCTGTAAAATAAAAATTATACACTTTGTAAAAAATTGATTGACAAAAGTTTACGGAACGTATAACATATTAGTCGAGGTATACAGAACGTAAACCTCAAGCACAGAAAAAGCCGCGCCGGCAAGCGCGCACCGAGACCGCGGCATATATTACAAAATGGAGGCACTAAATGACGCTAAACATGATGAGCATCGAGGAGCGGAAAAAGCTCGGGCAAAAGCTCAGACAGCTCAGACTCGACGCGGGTGAGACCCAGACACAGACCGCCGACGCGATCGGCGTGACCGTGGGTGCCGTTTCTCTCTACGAGGCCGGCGAACGAGTCCCCGCGGATCCTGTTAAGTCTGCAATTTCCCGACATTTCAACGTCCCGATCGATATTTTTTTTGCTTAATAGGTATACGAAACGTATACACGGAGGCACTCAATGACAAAAATCTCAAGATACAGACATAAAAAGCGGGAGGCATGGGAAACCCGGGCAGGCCTTTTCTTAATGGCCGCGCTCGTTTTCGCGACGTTCATCGACAGCGACGGCATCGTCGGCACGGTCACTATGGCTGGTGCCGTTGTCTCCGCAATGCTCGCGGGTGGCTGCGAGCTCCTCGCCTCGAGGTGGTCCTAATGGATCGACACCCCGAGCTGAGACACCTCGCCGAGGCACTGATTGAGGCGGTCTACGCCGATCAGAAACGACAGGCGACGGCGGAAAACACTAACAAGCCAAAGGAGGCACAACATGAAAATCACACTTGAGTTCAGCAACGCAGAGAGGTTTATGAAGGAGCTCCCTCAGTTCGCTAAGGTCATCGGTTTCGCGGCGAATTTCGTGACGTTCAGCCATATTGACAAGGACGGCCGTGACATTGAGATCCAGGCAGACGTCCCGGAAGTCATCGACACCCCGGACGGTAAGAAGATCAAGAAATCCGACGAGGATCGTATCCTCGAGGCCGCAAAAAAGGTCGGAGCCTTTAAGGAAGTAGCCCCGGCAGAGAGCTCAGAGAGCCCTCAGGACGCTCCGAAAGAATCAGACGGTAAATCGTCCACCGAGACCACAAAGGCCCCGGAAAAGAAGAAAACAGAGGCCTCAGCTAAGCCTGAGAACGTCATGCCGAAACCGGTCGATCCGCCTAAAAGAACACCCGACATCGCCGCCGTCCGCAAGGTTCTCCATGCAGCTATCAAGGCCGGGCACAAAGACGAAATGAAGGCCCTGCTTGCAAAGCTCGGCGCCCAGAGCGTCAGCACGCTCGACCCGTCTAAGTTTACCGAGTTCGTCACTGAGGCGAACAAGATCGGAGGCGGGGACAATGCCTAAACACGCAAAGCTATCGGCGAGCGGTGCCGAACTCTGGACAAATTGCCCGGGATCGGTGCACATGGCCGAGTTATTTCCGGAGACCACGTCGCCGGCTGCCGAGGAGGGAACCCTCGCGCACGCTCTGGCTCAGACCATGATCGAAAATGCCCGCGACAATCTGAGACCCGTTTCCCAGACTGAGCTCATGATACGTGACAAGGTAAACGCATTCTACTCGGTGCACAAGGACCTCGGCGGGTCCTTTGACGGCATGAGGCGTATCCTCGAGCCTTACGTCGATTTTGTCCTGGAAGAGTTCGAAGCGATCCGAAAAAAGGATCCTGCTGCCGAGCTTATGACCGAGCAGCACGTTGATTTCTCTGACATCGTTCCGGGGGGCTTTGGAACATCGGACGTCGTTATCATCGGGGATGATACCTGCGAGGTAATCGACCTCAAGTACGGCAAGGGCGTCCCGATCAGTGCGATCGCGAACCCTCAGATCCGTCTCTACACCTACGGCACGATGTCCGCCTTTGATCTCTCCTACGATTTCAGCCGAGTCAAGATGGTCATCTATCAGCCCCGCCTCGACTCGGTGACATCTGAGGAGCTCACGGCTGACGATCTCCGCTCTTGGGGCAAAGCAGTTATCGCTCCCGCGGCAAAGAGAGCCCTTGGCGACGTTCCGAAGTACAATCCCGGGCCGTGGTGCAAGTCTCATTTTTGTCCGGCCGCCGGGTCCTGCAAAGCCCGTGCCGCGAAAATGCACGAGTTCGAGGACAGGATCGAGCGCCGACGCAAGGACAGCGCTGTTCTCTCTGGAGACGATATGGGCAAGGCACTCAGCGCCGCCCGAGAGTACACGGCATGGGCTAAGGATCTCGAAAACGAGGCCCTCGAGCTCGCTCAGAGCGGCGAGGCCGTGACCGGGTGGAAAGTCGTAGAGTCCGTGGCAAAGCGAAAGTACAAGAGCGAAGAGATCGTCGCGGCGACGCTCGTCAAAGCCGGCTACGATCCCGCCCTCATCTATGAGAAAAAGCTCCTCGGCGTGACCAAGATGACACAGCTCATGGGGAAAAAGGAATTTCATGAGGTTCTCGAGGAGCCCGGGCTTGTATTTAAGCCTGAGGGAGCGCCGACACTGGCACCCGAAAGCGATAAACGTCCCGCAATCGTGACGAATGTCACAGCGGATGATTTCAATGATTGATTTTGATTAAGGAGGACAAAGCAATGGTAGACAAGAAGTACACAGCAAAGATCAAGAAGGACGGCAGCGTTATCACGGGTCTCGTGAGACTCTCCTACCCGCATCTGTTCGAGAAGGATGAGGCGAGCGACAAGTACAGTGCCTCGCTCATCGTCCCTGGAGACGACACCGAGAGCCTCAAGGTTCTCGAGGCAGCGGTCGAGCTCGCAAAAGAGGACGGCAAGAGCAAGAAATGGGGCGGAAAGATCCCGGGAAAGCTGACCGAGCCGATCCACGACGGCAGCGAGTCGACCGACGCCTCCGGAGCCTATGACGGAAACTACTATTTCAGCGCGAGAAGCTCAAGCCGCCCGAAACTTTTCGACGAGGACGGCGTCGAGATCATCGACCCGGAGGAACTCTATCCTGGCTGCTATGTCCGCGCGATCGTTGCGTTCTATCCGTATAACACGAGTCAGAACGGCGTCGGCGTCATCCTCAAGGGAATAAAAAAGATCAAGGACGGCGATCAGCTCGGCGGCAGCAACAATGTGACTGCGGACGATTTCGAGGAGGACGATGACATTGACACCGATCTCGATTGAGATGGGCGTCGACGTTGAGACCTTTTCAGGAACCGACATCAAGAACGGCGCGTACGCCCACGCGGACGCGCCTGATTTTGAAATTATCCTCGTCGCGTACAAGATCGGGGACGGCCCCGTCAAACAGTTCATGCCGCGACGCTTTGCTGAGCGGCCCGGAGTCCTTGGCATCGATCTATCCGCACAAGGCGAACAGATGGAACTGTTCGGCAAGACGGATCTGCTCAAAGAACTCTGCGCGGACGGGGAGATCCTCGATGGAAACGAGGACGAGTTCCTCCAGGCTCTCAACGATCCGACGATCATCAAAACGGCCTACAACGCAAACTTTGAACGCACAACCCTAAAGAGCTACTACGGCGCGGAGTGCAATCCCGACGAATGGAGATGCACCGCCGTTCTGGCCTCAACGCTCGGCCTCCCGCGATCTCTGAAAGACGCGGGCGAGGCTCTCGGGCTCCCGGAGGATCAGAAAAAGCTCAAAACAGGCAAGGCGCTCATCCAGTATTTCTGCAAGTACGTCACGCCGACCAAGAGCAACGGCGGCCGGCGCCGGAATATGCCAAAGGACGACCCCGACCGGTGGCGCCTGTTTTGCGTATATAACAAGCAAGACGTCACAACGGAACAGGCGATCCTCAGCCGGCTCAAAAGGTTCCGGCCGATCCCGAGAGAGCAAAGGCTCTGGTCCGTCGATCAGAATATTAGCGACCGCGGGATCCGGATCGACGTGCCGTTCGTCCAGGGGATCGTCGACTATGACAAGATCCGGGTCGATCGTTGCATGACTGAGGCGCGAGAGCTCACCGGACTCCAGAATCCGAACAGTGTCGCACAGCTCAAGGGGTGGTTCTCCGCGAACGGTGCGCCCGGACTCTCGACCGATATGTCTAAGGCTGCCGTCGCCGAGGCCTTAAAGCCCGGACACGAGAGCCTCTACTCCCCGAAAGTGCGGAGAATGCTCAGACTCAGACAAGCCCTCGGCAAGAGCAGCACAAAAAAATATCAGACCATGCTCGACTCAGTCTGCCGGGACGGCAGAGTCCGCGGAATGCTCCAGTTCTACGGCGCAAACCGGACCGGACGATGGGCCGGCCGGATCGTTCAGCTCCAGAACCTACCGCAAAACCACATCCCGGACCTCGATCTCGCGCGGCAGACCGTCGCGGAAAAAGACTTCGAGGCTCTGGAAATGATGTACGGCGAGCCGGCGCAAGTATTCAGCGAGCTCGTGCGGACCGCGTTCATCCCGTCGGATGGATGTCACTTTATCGTGACGGATTTCAGCGCGATCGAGGCCCGGGTCATCGCATGGCTCGGCGGGGAGCAGTGGCGCCTTGACACATTCCGAAACGGCGGAGACATCTATTGCGCCTCTGCCTCTCAGATGTTCTGCGTTCCCGTCGTAAAGCACGGTGTCAACGGCCACCTCAGGCAGCGCGGCAAGGTCGCCGAGCTCGCTCTGGGCTACGGCGGCGGCGTCGGCGCTATGAAAACGATGGACACAACTCACACAATCCCGGAGGAGGACATGCCGGACATCGTGAGCAAGTGGCGCGAGAGATCACCGAGGATCACCCGGCTCTGGAAACTGTTCGAGCGGTGCGCTCAGACAACGATTGAGACCGGCCGCAGATCCTTTGCCTACATTGAGGCGATCGGGGACGACGGACGGTATCACAAGCGCACGATCAACGGCAAGCCGATCGCGATCGGGTTCTCGATGGACGAGATCGACGGCCGGCGGTTCATGCTCGTCAAGCTGCCGAGCGGGCGGTCGATCGCCTACCCGTGGCCGGCGCTCCAGGACGGGAACTACGGCAAAGAAATCGAATACTGGGGAACTGATACGGCGCACACCTGGGCGCCGATCCGGACCTACGGGGGCAAGCTGACCGAGAACATCGTCCAGGCGACCGCGAGGGACTGCCTCGCCGAAAAGATGATCAAGGTCGAGGAAATGGGCTACCACGTCGTCGCACACGTTCACGATGAAATGATTATCGACGTCCCGCGAGCCGACGAGGCCGCGTTTGACCGGATCGACGGACTCATGGCCGAGCCGATCGACTGGGCACCGGGTCTCCCGCTCAAAGGTGGAACCTATGCTTGCGACTACTACCAAAAAGACTAGGAGGACACTCATGAAAATCGAAAGAATGACAGAAATCGAAACACCCAACATCCAGATCGGCGACCGGCTCCGTGTCAGACGATATACGGCAACGTGTCAAAAAATCACCGACGACGGTGCGGTTTTTCTGCTCGATCAGTACCTTGACCGGGCAATGGCTGTGGACAGACAGAATACAAACAAGGGTGGCTACGACGGCAGCAAGCTCAGACGGGCCCTCCAGAGCGAGGACATTCTGAAAGAATTCGAGGACATCCGGGAATACATGAGGCCGTGGTCCAACGGCGATTTGCTCCGGGTCCCGTTCGCCGGAGAAATGTTCGGCGACAACGCGCCGCAATGGATCGAGCCCGACGACTGCGAACAGTGGCCGCTCATGAAGGACGCGCACAACCGCGCGGCGTCAAGGCGCGGAGATCCCGAATGGGGATGGCTCGCAAACACAGTCCGCGACACCTCGACGGGTTTCTGCGCTGTCGGCTACCACGGCCATGCGAACTCCTGGAACGCCTCGACCGTCCTCGGGGTCCGGCCGGCTTTCCTAATCGCATAATCGGGCGGGCTCGTCCCGCCCCGTGGAAGGTGAAAACATGAAAAGAAATAAAAAAATCTATATTTCCGGGCCTATAACCGGGGTCCCGGGAGCAATCTCCGCGGCGCATTTTGCGAGAGCTGAGCAAGATCTCCGCGAGCTCGGGTTCTGCAAGATCATCAACCCTCGATTCATGTTCGAGGGCACCGGGCTCGGCTACAACGACATCATGAAGCACTGCCTCGATCTCGTCTGCTCAGCGGACGCCGTCATCCTCTTGCCTGGATGGAAACACTCCCGCGGAGCTCAAATGGAGCTCGGCGCGGCTTATGCGCTCCGGCTGCCGGTCTACGAATACGACGCGGGATGGTCTCGCGATCATATCGAGGCCTAAGGGAGGGACATCAATGCAACAAGTCGAAAAAAATATCCTCGAGTTTCCGCCGGCGCCTCAGATCGACCACGATCGCCGGCTATGGATCTCGACAGGAAAAAACCGGTACGACAAGCGCTGGAAAAATAAGCAGTTCATGTGGTCGGCGCTGCTTGCTCGGCTCGCAAGGCCTACGGCGACGCCTGAGACCTTTGCCGAGTACATGAAGATGAGCAAGGCCGAACAGGACGACACGAAAGACGTCGGCGGTTTCGTTGGCGGTGCCCTGAGCGAGGGCCGCCGATCTGCGAAAACTGTCAAGTCGCGCTCGATCATCTCGTTCGATCTGGACTTTGCCCCGGTGGATTTCTATTCCGGGATAAAACTCGACGGAGCCTATGCCTCGGCGTGCTATTCGACACACAAATATCAGCGGGAAAAGCCGAGGCTCCGTCTCCTCATCCCGCTCTCGAGAGACGTGAACGCCGATGAGTATGAGGCAGTCGCCAGAATGCTTGCGACAGACATCGGCATGGACTACATGGATCCGTCGACATTTCAGCCGTCGAGGCTTATGTACTGGCCGAGCCATGCAGAGGACGCGCCGTACTTTTTCGATTATGTCGACGCTCCGCTCCTGGACCCCGATGACGTGCTGAGACGATACCCGGAGGGCGAATGGCGTGACGCCTCTCTCTGGCCGATGTCAAAGCTCGAGGCCGAGTCGCACCGAAAGGTCGCGGACAAGCAAGCCGATCCGACAACCAAGCCGGGCATCGTGGGCGCGTTCTGCCGCGCCTACACAGTACCCGAGGCGATCGAGAAGTTCCTCGGCGACATATACGCGCCGACGGATCACGAGGATCGCTACACCTATATCCCCGGATCGACGACGGCCGGCCTCGTCATCTATGACGGCGGCAAGTTTGCGTTCTCGAATCATGGGACGGATCCGGCCGGTGGTCTTGAGTGCAATGCCTGGGACCTCGTCCGGATCCACAAGTTCGGCGGCGAGGACGACAAGATCCGCGGAGACGTCGCACCGAATAAACGCCCGAGTTACAAGGCGATGGAGGACTTTGCACTCAAAGACGAGCCGACGCTCCGGATTTATGACGCGGAGCATCACAGTGTCGAGGCCTCTGACTTTGACGACGGCGCGGAGACGGAACTCAGTCCCGCCGACGTCCGGCTCGAGCTCGACCGGTCAGGCAAGGGCGTCATCGAGAAATCGGTCGTCAATGCCGGCCGTGTTTTCGAGCTCGATCCGGCGCTCCAGGGGCTCACATATGACCTCCTCGCCGGTGACATCAAGATCGACCCGGAACACCCGGTTCCCTGGAAACGCCGGCCGGGGTCATGGACCGACGCGGACGACGCTCAGCTCTACACCTACGTCGCAAGCAATTATGCCGAGTTCCCGAGGCAGTACGTCCTCGATCAGAAAATCATAAGAGCCCAGGGGCGATCGTTTCACCCCGTCAAGCAATACCTTGAGGGGCTCGAGTGGGACGGCAACGCGAGGGCGGCAACGCTCCTCATCGACTACCTGGGCGCGAAGGACAACGTTTACACGCGCGAAGCGACGGAGAAGACGCTGCTCGCAGCGATCCGGAGAGTCTATGAGCCCGGCTGCAAATTCGACAACATGCTCATCCTCTCCGGACCGCCCGGGACCGGCAAGTCGACGCTCGTCGCTAAGCTCGCGGGGCGATGGTTCTCTGACAATCTCACGTTCGAGGACATGAAGGACAAAACGGCAGCGGAAAAGCTGCAGGGCTATTGGATCATTGAGATCGGCGAGCTAAAGGGCATGCGCAAGATGGACGTCGAATCGATCAAGGCGTTCGTCTCCAGACAGGAGGACATCTACCGCGCCGCCTATGGCCGCAACGTGGAAAAGCATCCGAGACAGTGCGTTATTTTCGGAACTGTAAACAACGCCGGCGGCTACCTCAAGGACATCACCGGAAACCGCCGGTTCTGGCCGATCGAGATCACAGGACAAACCGAACAGAAACCATGGAACCTCACCGACGCCGATCGGGATCAGATCTGGGCCGAGATGTTTTTCCGCTACAAGGAACTCGGCGAGACGTCGCTCCTACTCTCCAAGGACGCGGCGGCGATCGCGCTCGAAAAACAGACCGAGGCGCTCGAAAGCGATGAGCGCGAGGGTCTCGTCGAGGCGTTCCTTGCCCGCAAGCTCCCGAAAGACTGGAAAACAATGAGCCGGGACGCGCGGATCGCGTTTCTCGACGGAGACGCCGACTCGATCCTGCCGATCCCGAGCGCCGAGGAGGCAACCGAGGACCGCGAGAACGTCGCCGTCGTCGAAATATGGTGCGAATGTTTTCGGAACCCGCTCGCGCGGATCACCCGGAAGGACTCCTATGACATAGCCGCGATGCTCATGCGGCTCGGATGGGTCCGCACCGATCAGCGTCAGTACATCGCCGACTATGGCCGGCAGAGGGTTTTCGTTAAACAAACAAGATAGGAGGCACGACATGATTGAATACATCGGAAAAGCGGCAATGCTCGAGCAGCTCGCCGAGGAGGCGGCCGAGCTCGCCCAGGCGGCGCTCAAGTGTGCGAGGATCGAGCGCGGAGAGAATCCGACGCCGGTCACGGAAAGGGAGGCCAAGGCTCACCTCATCGAGGAGTTCACGGACGTCGAGACTTGCGCGAAAGAGCTCAAGCTCTCCGCGAATCGAGACATCGAAGTTATGAAGATAAGGCGATTTTATGACCGCCTGAAAGAGATCGACGAAGATCCGGACGACGATCACATCGACGAGGACATCCAGGCGGCCGAAATGGCTGCTGAGGATATGCCCGACAATGAAGATATCCCGTTTTGTTGAGGAGGTGCATACACGATGATGGCAGAGGAAACTCGAAAATTATTAGAAGCAGAAAAAGCCTTCGAAAAGCGCGGTCACAAGGCGACGCTCGTCCAGAACACCGACCGCTACACGGTCATCGACTGGAGGAAAGCCGACGGCAGCGGCGACTACTATGTGAACTATATCATCGACAAAAAGCGCGGATCACTCATTATCTCCGGAATTGCATTGCGACATGGTACAACCCGAATAGCGTGCACAATATCACCGAGTATACCCGGAGCATCTACTACTTTATCGGAAAATTTCAGTGCTCCTCCGATCGGTTCAACTGGGACGAGGACGACATCATTGACGACATCGAGGAGGAACTCAAAGACAGCGGCGTGGATTTCGATGACGACGATTTCAAGGACGCCTGGGAAGGGTTCAAAGACGAGGCCCCGAATTATGTCAACGCGCACGGCTTTTTCCCGAACGGCGAGGTCGCCGAGTTCCTGGACAAGTATCTCGGCGACGACTGGTGGGAGGGCTCCAGCTCCTGGGGCCGAACCGTCGACCCGAGGGTCTATCTCTGGGTTGCGGGTCTCAATATGGCCGTCGATCAGCTCGACGAGGCCGGGCTTTTATCAGAGGAGGACTAAGGCTATGAGGATTTTAATCGACATTCTGGCCGTCATCGGCGCGATCACCGTAAGCTCGGTGGTGATTCTTGTTATTGCGCTCATCTTTGATACTTGCGATCAGGACGACTTTGACGACTGAGGAGGCAGCATGAATGAACAGGCAGCAGCGACGCGCGGCCGGTGTTTCGGGGAACCGGGACCCGGCTCGCATGATGAGGCAAAGCGACATCGACCGGATCCGGCAGCAGGCGGAGCTCGACGCCTCCGCTGAGGCGGTAGCCATGCTCTTGTCCCTTGTCATTAAGGTCATGCACGAGAAATACGGATGGGGTTTTAAGCGTCTCGGCGATCTGAGCGAGGCGATCGTTGACGAATGGAACGAGGTCGACAATAGCGGGATGACACTCAAAGACTACCAAGAATACGTCTATCAAATGACCGGTGTGAAGTTCAAAACGACCGATTAAATCATGGGACAAGCTCCAGAAAATGACGGGGCAAGCTATGGGACAAGCGGGACAAGCTCCGGAGCTTGTCCCATAGGTCGGCGCCGAAGCATGGGACAACGGGACAAGCTCAAAGACGCTTGTCCCATAGCTTGTCCCATCAGAAAACGTTGATTTTATAGGCTTTTTAGCCATTTATGGGACAAGGGACAAGAAAATAAAGCAAAACAATTCCACAGAAAAAACTATCTGCTACCAAGAAAAAAGCATAAATAAGTGTAAAAAATGAATGCTCTAATACGCGCGCGGGAGATTGTCCCACGAAAAGACGGGAGGCTATGAAATGGAGAAATCTATAAGACGGGAGGCAACCGTCGAGCGGTCCTTTTGCAACCGGCTCAGAAAAGCGGGATGCCTTGTCTATAAGTTTGTAAGCCCTGGCAATGACGGAGTGCCGGATCGGATCGTCATCACGCCTGGGGGCCGGGTCATCTTTGTCGAGCTCAAGACAGAGCGCGGCGATCTGAAACCGATCCAGAAATTTCAGATCGGGAGGCTACAAGATCACGGGCAAGCCGTCCGAGTGCTCCACGGCACGGCCGAGGTCGATCGGTTTGTATCCGATGTCCTGGAGGGCCGGCCATGAAGTTTGTGCCTTATGACTATCAACGCCGAGCAATCGAGAAGATCATGACACAGCCGTCGGTCGGTCTTTTTCTCGAGATGGGCCTCGGCAAGTCGGTCATCACGCTCACCGCGATCAAGCGCCTCATCTATGACGAGCTCGACGTGACTCGGGTCCTCGTCATTGCTCCGCTCATGGTCGCAAAGGATACCTGGAGCCGGGAGTGCGACAAGTGGGACCATCTCAAAGATCTCCGGGTCGCTAAGGTCCTCGGCTCCGCTGCAAAGCGCAAGGCCGCGATCGCGGAGGACGCGGACATCTATGTTATCAACCGCGAGAATGTGGTCTGGCTTGTGGATAACTACCGCGGAATGTGGAAATGGGACATGCTCGTTGTGGACGAGTTGACGAGTTTCAAGAATCCGGCGGCTGCAAGGTTCCGGGCCTTGAAAAAGGTCCGGCCAAAGTTTCGGAGAATCGTCGGGCTCACCGGGTCACCGGATCCGAACGGGCTCATGGATCTCTGGGCCGAGATCTTTGTCCTTGACGGCGGCGAACGTCTTGAGCGGACGGTCACAAGGTTCCGGCAGTTATATTTCCGACCGGGGAAATCAAACGGCCATGTCGTTTATGACTGGACACCGGTCGAGGGGGCTGAGGCGGCGATCACGCACAAGATCAGCGACATCACGATCTCAATGCTCTCGGCGGACTATCTCGAGCTGCCGGATCGGATCGACCGGGATGTCCGGGTCACGCTCACCGACGAGGAGCGGGCGGTCTACAAAAAGCTCGAACGCGAACATCTCCTCGAGCTGAGCGAGGACACCGCGATCTCGGCAGCAAATGCTGCGGCCGTCATGGGAAAGCTCCTGCAGCTCTCAGGCGGTGCGGTCTATGACGACAACGGCGGTGCGGTCGAGTTTCATCACGAGAAGCTCGATGCACTCGCGGAGATCATCGAGGCAAGCTCTGAGCCGGTGCTCATTTTCTACGGCTATCGGCATGAACGCGCGCGGATCCTCAAGGCGTTTAGCAAGTACGAGCCGAGGGAACTCAAGACAGAGACAGACATCAAGGACTGGAATGACGGACAGATCCGGGTGCTCATTGCACATCCGGCGTCTGTCGGATATGGTCTCAATCTCCAGGACGGCGGACACATTATCGTCTGGTACTCTCTGCCGTGGAGCCTCGATCAATATCAACAGGCAAACGCGAGGCTATACCGGCAAGGCCAAAAGCGGCCGGTTATCATTCACAGGCTCATCGCGACGGGAACCGTCGACGAGAGGGTGGCCGAGAGCCTTGACAGAAAAGACACAAGTCAGGCGGCGCTCATGTCAGCGCTCAAGGACTTGCGCGAGGAGGTGAATCAATGAACTACAAGAACAGCGAAGGCTACGACGATCCGACAGCCGCCGAGGCGTTCCGTGCGATCAGGGATCTCGAGAAGCGGCGAGCACGGGAACGCCTGAGGGATCTGACGTGGGACGACTACGGGATCAGCCGCGAGAGATACCAAGAGCTGAAGCACTTCTGTCTCCAGTACAAAGCGAAACGGGCAGAGGCCGACAGTTTGGCCGACGCGAGTGCGCCGGCGATCCGGTTCGACAAGATCGGTAGCGGTGGAGGTTTCGGCGGAAGTCCGACCGAGGCGGCGGCGATCAGGCACACGATGAGAACGGATAAGGCGAGGCGTGACTGCCGGATCATTGAGGAGTCCGCAATGTGGGCGGCGGCCGCTGCCGGCTATCGTCACATCTGGAAAGCTTTGCTTGTCTCAGTCTCTGAGGGCCTGAGCTATACACAGACGATGAGGCGGTGCGGTCTGCCGTTCGGCTCGACGGATTTCTACGGGATAAGGCGGGCGTTCTTCTACCGGCTCGACGTTCTCCAGACTGAGAATGATAAAGTGGGTTAAAACGCAAAATGGTTTTGGGGTATAATCTGTATCGTGAATATCTGAGGGCAAGGCCGACAAGGTCTTGCCCTTTTGCGTGGGCGAAATAATGACAGAGTCAGAGATAGCATACGCGCGGTGGTGCGTGCAGAATAATCCGCACCGGTTTTATCAGTGGAGCAAGTGGCTAAGCAAAAGGGCCGAGGTCCTGGCGCTCGATCGGTACGAGTGTCAGAGATGTCGGGAGGTCTATCACAGATACCGCAAGGCGGACACGGTTCATCATGTCAATCATCTTAAGGATCGGCCGGACCTTGCGCTCGAGATCTGGTACAAAGATCCGGCGACGCATACAAAGCGGAGGAATCTTGTGAGTCTTTGCTCCTCTTGCCACGACGAGGAGCATCCGGAAAAGCTGAAAAGAAAAATTTCGGAACCGATCACCGAGGAACGGTGGGATTAAAAAAATTTTCTTGCGTGAGAATTTTAGAATCATACCCCCCGGGTCAAAAATAAAAATTTTTCTCATTCCCCTCGGTACCGGTGCGGGCCTCGACAATTCCAAAAAAGCCGGTCGCGCGCGAAGTTTTGGGAATCGCTAGGGAGATATGCCAAATAATCGGAAAAAGGTCGGAATTGTATACAAAAAATTATCGGAGCTCAAGCCATACGCCCGGAACCCTCGACGCAATGACGCCGCGGTCCCGGCTCTGGAGGAGTCGATCAAGCGCTATGGGTTCAAGAACCCGATCATCGTTGACGGCTCGGGCGTAATTATCTCCGGACACACGAGATTTTGAGAAGGAGGAATCGTAATGCAGTTAGCAGAAAAAGCCATAGGGATGATGATACATACCGAAGATTGAGAGGATAGACGAATGAAAGAGACAACGCTTTATGTTTGCGAGATTTGCGG